CCGGTCGCAGCGAATCAGATCAACTCAAATCATTCACCTTTGATAAATCCAACGCCAATACCAAGCAAGGTGAAGTTGTCCCAGTCCTCTACGGTGAACGCCTAGTCGGCACGCTGCCGGTCTTGTCATTCGGTCTTGAGCTGCAGAACTACCTCTGATGGAAGACCTCAACAATCTGCCTGAAGTCAGTGGCGCTGGTGGCTCACCGCAACCCACCGTTGTTCAGCAAACTGTCATTGCGCCTACGCGCCAACCAGTAGAAGAAGCCAACAACCTATTTTCTGTTGCCTTCGCCAAGACTGTCTACGCCATCAGCGAAGGAGAGATCGAAGGTTTCCCAAATAGTGCTGAGGAAGACATCTTCCTTGATTCAACGCCAATCCAAAACCCTGACGGCACGAGGAATTTCACGGGTTTTACGATTGATAGCCGCACTGGAACGGATGAAACACAAACCCCAATGTTGGGGTTCAGCACTGTTGAGAACACTGAGGGTGTCAATACGAATGTCACTATTGCCACCGGTCCAATCACTCGGACGATCAGCGATGTAGATGTTGAACGTTGCCGCGTCATCATCAGTCATCCGGCACTGCAATCAACAAACGTTGACAACGGTGACATACGCGCCACAAGCGTCAGATACAGAATCAGCTTGTCAGCAAACGGCGGTCCATTTAATACAGTCACCGAACCAAATGTCAGCGGCAAATCAAGCAGCGCCTTCCAACGTGCCTATGAGTTTGACCTGACTGGCACTGGTCCATGGCAAGTGCGTGTTACACGAATCACGCCAGATAGCAATACAGCATTTCTACAAAATGCCATCCAATGGCAATCAATCACCGAAATCATTGACGAAAAGTTTGCCTATCCCAACACCGCACTGGTGGCGCTAAAGGTTGACGCAAGACAGTTCAACAGTATCCCAGACTTGTCTGTTCGCATCCGTGGCAAGCGGGTGCAAATCCCAACAAACTATGACCCCATAGCCCGCACCTACACCGGCATCTGGGACGGCACATTTACTACCGCATGGACTGACAACCCGGCTTGGATCTTCCGAGATATTGTGCTGAATCCGCGCTTCGGCTGTGCGCGGTACATGTCAACGATTTCGATTGATCCTTGGTATCTGTTCACGATCAGCCAGTATTGCGACGAACTGGTGCCCGATGGGATGGGCGGCACCGAACCACGTTTCACTTGTAACGTATTCCTACAAAATGCCGGTAGCGTCTACGACGTACTCAACGCCCTTGCCTCCTGCTTCAGGGGCTTGGTCTATTACACCGAGGGCAAGCTATACCTGACGCAGGATCGTGAACAGCTCCCAGTCCAGCAGTTCAGCGAAGCCAATGTCATCCAAGAAGTAGACGACAACGGCGTTGTCACTTCACCGTGCTTCACTTATAGCGGCACTGCCAAAACTGCACGTAAATCAGTTGTTCTTGCAAACTGGGACGACCCCGAGCAGGAATACCGCAGCGTCACAGAGTACCAGCAAGATGATGTCCTGCTGGAGAAGTTTGGGTACAACCCGATTGACTTGCGTTTGCTTGGCGTTACTTCTCGTGGTCAAGCACTACGCGCCGCTAAGCACACGCTGTTCAGCAATCGTTACGAGACCGAGAAGGTAAGTTTCCGCATCGGCGCTGAAGGTTTAGCAGCCGGCGTCGGTGAAATCATCCAGATCGCTGATCCCATCAAACAAGGTCAACGCCTTGGTGGACGTGTCCGTGCCATCGACACAGAGAACAACCGCATCACACTTGACGCTGTACTAAACCTCAACGACGCCAACACCTATACCCTGACCTTAGTTGTCCCAGACGGACACACTGAAACCTTCCCAGATGGCAGCACACATACCGAACCACTGCTGCAAGTCCTCAATGTCATTGATTACTCCAACCTGTCTGGGGCTAGTCAACTCAACAATATCGGCGCACAAAATCTTGATCTAATCACCACGCAAAGTGGCTTGGAACTGATTGGTTACGTCACGCAGGATGACGATGCTTTTACTGTGATCCGTTGCAACGGCATCGTCAATACGCAAGTCGGTGCAATATGGGTGCTCGAATGGCAAGTGATGGAGGCAGCTTTATACAAAATCATTGCCATCAGTGAAGTTGATCCACTGGTCTTCCAAGTAGAAGCCGTCCAGTACAACGCCAGCAAGTTTGGTTACGTTGACAACAACCTGCCGATTGCAATCCCTAAAGATCGCTTCCTGATCTCTGCCGTCGGCGCACCAACAAACGTCTATGCCGAGCTTGTCTTCAGCAATGGGCAAAACCAAATCAGTGCCCACTGGATAGCGCCACAAGCCAACAACTCAAACGATCTGCTGGTGCGTGGTTACCGCTATCAATGGCGGCAGATCGGTGACACCGAATGGTCTGACATTGTTCAGGTCTCTTCCACAAATATCCAACAGCCGATTGACAACCATGTATTCGGCGACTCCTATGAGTTCCGTGTCGCTACTCTTAACCGCTTAGGTAAGCAATCAGACTTCGCTAACGCAGGTGTTGTGGGTTATCCCGCAATCCCAGATTTATCTGATCCTGCGTTCAACGGCGTAATCCGTCACCAAAACCAGCCCGACGGGACCCAGCTCCTGATCATTGACGCTGGCACATGCCCAATTCCTGAACGGGTCACGGGTTATCGCTGCTGGGTTTATCCAACAGATGTGCCAACTGTTATTCCAGGCGTTAAGTCTGCTGGTGCTGATGGCTGGTTTTTCGTCAGCGATATTCCCCTGACGGGTTACTACACCATTGCCTTCCATGCGCCCGGTGACTGGCAAATCCGTGCAGCGTTCACCAGTGCAATCTTTGGCGAAAACCCTGATAATTATCTCTTTGATACGGTAGACCGCGAGGAGATCGTACCGCCTACGCCTAGCCTATTTACCGTCGTTGAGAATACGAACAGCGGACAAAAACGTTTTAGCTGGCAACTACCTCGCAGCCTTTACGGAAGCTGGGACCAAGGTGTGGTCTCCGATGTGGTGTCCTACGAGGTGCGCTACAAGCAAGGCGGACTGATCAACAACAGCGCCAGCGAAACATGGGAACAGGGGATTGAACTGTATTCCGGTGGCGTGACCGCTGCCCAGCAGTGGTTTGAGACAAGCCTGTTTGACACTGACGAATGGACCGTCATGGTCAAGTCGGTTGATGCAACTCAATGGCGCAGTGATGTACCCGCCACAATCCTCGTCAACATCGGCGCACCACCAATCAGTAATGCCGTCTACGACGAGTGCATTGATGATGTGAACTGGCCTGGAACATATGTCGACGTTGTTGTCTCTGATAATTACTGGCTGGTGACACAAGCCGGCACATACATTACTGCACAGAATGGCAACTACATAACAGGTGATACTAATGTTTATAGTGTCCAGCAGGTTGATCCTGCCGTTGAAGGCTACTATCGCTGGAATTTTGACAACAACTTCTTAGAAAGTGCGCTGCTGCTTTCCACCACTGCAGAGGCTAGCTATCAGCACAGCATCGGCGCATTAACTGGCGCTGACACGGTGCTGTTCCAAGAAAATGACGATGACATTTTCCAAGAAAACAACGATCAGATTTTTGCGGAACAACGCACCTACAGCACCGGCGTGTTGTCTGGTGAATCATCTGGCATCCTTCACCCGTATGCGCCATACGAACGGCTTATTGAGGATGTGTATTTGGTGCAAACACTGATCCGCAGCAAGGATGGCGAATCACCCGGCGCGATTTTTGGCATCTGCCTGGAACTGGACTATGCCGATGTCTTTGAATCGCAGAACGATGTTGCGATCAGCAGCAGCGCGGCTGGCACTGCAATCCCATTGCTTAAGACGTTCCGCGCCGTCAAATCAGTTCAGCTCACGCTGCAGGACACGGGCACTGGTGCGATTAACGCCATCGTTCTGTCCAAAACCACTAGCAGCGTTACAGTGAAGTGCGTCAATAGCTCTGGCACCGCAGTGGCTGGCTTAATCGACATCACCGTGGCGGGATACTGAGATGGCTGGCTTAAGGATCTCGCAACTTCCCGCTGCAACAGCGATTGCAACGGCAGACCTCCTTCCCTTTTCCAGTGTCAGTGGAAGCCAGACGCGGCGCATCACTGCCAACAACCTAGCCCTGGCGCTGGGTTTGCTTGCCACCAGTGTTGGACCATCGCAACCTGCAGCACCAGCCAACGGTCAGCTCTGGGTTGATACCAGCACCAACCCGCCTGTATTGAAGGTGTGGAACGGCGCCACGTTCACCATCGTGTCGTTCCTGCCGTATTCATCGGTCATTACCAATCCCGGCTCATCGGCGCCTGCTAGCCCACCACTGGGTCAACTGTGGCAAGACACCAGCCAAACGCCCGACGAATTAAAGATGTGGGATGGCGCCAACTGGGTGCGCGTGGATCCCGACGGCATCGACGAATCGTTTGCAGATGGTAAATACCTGCAAATCACCACGGCGGCGAGCACTTACCTTGCCAAAGCCGGCGGCACAATGACCGGCAACTTGACGCTGGTGGGCAACCCAAGCACCACCAACATGGCGGCAAATAAGGGTTACGTTGACACCCAGATTGCCGCTATTACACCGACTGATATGACGCCGGCTGGCACGGTAATTTACACCGCCAGGAGTACAGCACCAACCGGCTATATCAAGGCAAACGGCGCAGCGATTAGCCGCACAACATTTGCCACATTATTTGCTGCGATTGGCACTACTTACGGCGCTGGCGATGGCTCAACCACCTTCAATGTTCCTGATCTTCGCGGTGAGTTTGTCCGTAGTTTGGATGATGGACGTGGCATTGATAGTGGGCGTGGGTTAGGCACCGCGCAAGGTAGTGCGAATCTGGCTCACAATCACACCATCACTGATCCGGGACACTTTCATACCTTCACCGAATACCAAGGTGGTTGGAACTCCGGCACCTCTCACAACGTTGTACAAGCCATTAACCAAGGCGAAGCTCAGGAAAACACAACGACAGCCGTGACTGGCATCACCGTGAACAACAGCGGTGGCACCGAGTCGCGCCCCAGAAACATCGCGCTGCTGGCTTGTATCAAGACTTGAGCCGCGCCTAAACTCAACCTACCGGAGCTTCCACAATGGCAACCACCAAGATTACTGACCTGACGGCTTACACGGATCCGGTCAACACGGACGTGCTGCCGATTGTTGATGTCACCAGCGACGTGACCAAGAAGGTCAGTATCGCCAACGTGATGAAGAACGCCAGCCTTGGTACGGCGGCACTTCCCGGCGTTGCTTTTGACGGTGACCCTAACACTGGTCTGTTCTCTGCTGGTGGCGATCAAATCGCAATCGTTACCGGCGGTACGGCGCGACTGACCTCCACCACCACGGCGCTCACAAGCACATTGCCGATTGATGTGCCACTGGGGGCACAAGGCACCCCAAGCCTCACCTTTACCGGCGACCTAAATACTGGCATTTTTTCACCCGGCGCAGACCAAGTAGCCATCAGCACTGGTGGGTCTGGCAGGTTGTTTGTTGATGCGAGTGGGAATGTGAGTGTTGGTGCCTCACCTTCTGGCGGTTTCAAATTCGAAGTGAAAGCAGGTGCCATTGATACCGTGGCACTCTTTGACAGCACCCATGCTGATGGTCCTCACGTTCGATTCAGCACTTCTGGCACCGATAGGCATTATCTGGGTTCAGCGCCAGGTTTTACAGCTGGTGGCACCTCAAGTGATTTTGCTATTCGTACTGCAGGGTATTTAGCTCTTGCAACTGGTGGAAACAATGAACGCCTGCGCATCACCTCCGCTGGCCTCGTAGGCATAGGGACTAGTTCGCCTGTTGATAAACTACATGTAGACGGAAGAATTGCGGTAACAACTGATTCCTCTACGCCGACAACAGGCGAAGCTTTTTTCTATAAAAGCTCTACTGGCGCTGTAATGTCTGGTTTTGGGGCAACTATTGAAACAGGCAGCGCAGGTAGCCGTCAAGCAAGAATTAGTGTTAATTCCTCAGGCAACGTAGGGATTGGCACTGCGAGCCCTAACAATAAGCTAGATATTGCGGCTGCGACAGCAAATATTGGAATAGACGGCACAAGCAATACTTACATTAACTTCTTGAAAAGTGCTGCAAATATTGGATATGTTGGTGATGCTAATTGGATGTTCGGCAACTCTTCGTCTGATTTTGGTTTAAGAGCAACCAGCAATCTAGTTTTTGGTATTGGAGCGAATGAAAAAGCTCGCCTTGATAGTTCGGGACGCCTGTTAGTTGGCACGTCTAGTGCGCGTAGCGCGTTTGGCGTGACTTCTAATCTTCAAGCTGAAGGAACTGATTACGACGGAGGTTCAATCAATCTTATTGTTAATAACAATTCTGGCGCCGGAAACAGTTCGTTTATCAACCTGTGTCGTAGCCGTGGCATTACCAAAGGATCAAACACTGTTGTACAAGCGGACGACAGCTTGGGTGCAATCGCTTGGTGCGGGGCAGACGGTTCGGATCTAACTTCTTGTGCCGCGTCAATCCGAGCTTTTGTAGACGGCACCCCTGGCGCTGATGACATGCCAGGCCGCCTAGTGTTCTCGACTACCGCCGACGGGGCAGCTTCTCCGACGGAGCGGATGAGGATCAAGGCAAATGGCGACGTATACATTGGCAAAGACAACGACACTAGAAGCAACCTAGGGTTTACTTTCATTTCGTCAGTTGGAGTTGCGCAGGTCACAAGTGGAGCGCAGCGTTGTTTAGACCTTAATCGCCAAACAGACGATGGCACGCTCATTGAATTTTTTCAGGCTAATACATTTGAAGGCTCCATCTCCGTCTCCGGCACTACCGTCTCCTACAACGGTGCTCACCTAAGCCGTTGGTCTCAACTGCCTTCCGGTGCTGAACGCGAAGAAATCTTGCGCGGCTCCGTCCTATCAAATATTGACGAGATGTGCGAATGGGGCGATGAAGAAAACGAACAACTCAACCGCATGAAAGTGAGCGACGTTGAAGGCGACAAAAACGTGTCAGGTGTATTCCAGTGCTGGGACGATGACGACGACACCTACACCAACGACTTCTACTGCGCGATGACGGGTGACTTTATCATCCGCATTGCCGAAGGTGTCACCGTTGAGCGCGGCGATCTGCTGATGTCCGCTGGCGACGGCACCGCCAAACCCCAAGACGACGACATCATCCGTAGCAAGACCATTGCCAAAGTCACCAGTACCAACGTGAGCTGCACCTATGAGGACGGTAGCTACTGCGTGCCTTGTGTACTGATGGCGTGCTGATTAGTCCCCTTCACTACTATGCCTGACACCGCCTGGGAAGAATATTGCGAAGCCAGCCTTGAC